ATTATCAATTATGATACTATGGTAAGTTTTTTTTAAGAAATAGAATTATCTATGAAATAGACTAATTTAAAATTTTATTATGATTTATGTAAAACGGCTAGTGAAATGTAAGTATTTTGCTTATGAAATGTATGTACACATAAAAAAGCCATGTTTTGGGAGTGTTTTACCTACATTTCACGAGCAAATAAAACACTCTTTTTATCTATCTTTTACTTAATATTTCTGTTACTTCTTTTATCTCTTTTATAATGTCATCCATAATATAAGTAAATCCTGCTCTATAAGTGTGATTAAATTCTAAAGCATCTGTATTCCAAACATAAACTGAATTTGAAACAAATTCAAGTTTTGTTACAACATCATTAATTTTATCTATTGCATCATTTTTTGTAAGTTGATTATTTGCCATGTGATACTCCTTATCTATATGTATCTATTGCTGAAAGTTCTATTACTCTATCAAGTAACGCCAATGATTCCATATCTAAATATTGAGCTTCAATATCTAGTTTTTTATCCAAATCTCCACTTAACAAATATCTTCCAAAACTTCCATCACGATTATGAAGTGCTATCCATCCTGCACCCTCTCGTGTCCACCACGTGCTATAACCAAACTTTACGAAGTGTTTATCTTCTTTTAGTCTATCACCATGATATTTTTTAAGAACTCTAAGAGTTGATTCTTTTACTCCCATTATTCTTGCTAGTTCACCTGTTGAGATGATAAAACCTAAGTTATCATCAACATAGGCTTTTGCTTTAAAGCCATGATGTTCAATATAAAACTCTGCATTTGGGTTTAAGATTCCATATAGTTCATAGAACTTCATAATATTTCCGTCTATGTCTGATTTTTCTTTGATTGGTTCTTGAGTCTGTTTTGAAGAATTGATAATCAAATCCTCACACCAATCTCTAAACTTTTTGGCTCTTTCGCTTTTGATAAAAAATCCTAATCTTATGATTCCTCTTTTTGTCCATAGCGTTTGTTGATGTGGTATTCCTGCTCTTGGATTAGCGTCAGAATTTCTGACGCTAATAAAATGCTTATCTTCAAATAATTCATCCTTATGAACTCTTTTTGATTCTCTAATTGTATTAGAGTTTACACCATAACCTAATGCGACTTCTTTTGTAGTGAGTAAAAATTCATGCTTATCATCAAGCATAAAGTTTAACTGTACATCATCTTGAAATTTAATTGCGATTTGTTTCATTCTGATTCCTTTAGATATTGTAAAACTATCATATATATTAGTTTTGTTGAAAGAACTATTACATATAATATCTTAAACAAATATTAAATATATTAGTTTTTAATAAATAAACTATCATATATAATAGTTTTAAGTTTTTTTTGATATAGTTTGAAAGATTTTTTTTAAGGAGATACATGAAGAAAGTTTCAAATCAAGAAATTGCAGATATGGTAGGTAAAAATGTAGGCACTATCAACGGTTGGAATAAAAATCAACCAAACTTATTAAAACTTGTAAGAACTGGTGCTTTTTGTGAAAAGAACAATCTTGATATAGATAAGATAAAAAAGCTAGTCGAACTTCAAGAAGTTATTCAAAAGAGTAAATAATTCACCAGCGTCCAAATTTTGGACGCTAATGTTCTAAAACTTCAGTCTCAATATAATTAGAAGTAAACAACTGATAACTTCTACCTTTCTTTTCTCTTCTTATATCTCCAAGCTCATGGGCAAAATATAAAACATATCTGATAGTTTCAGGAGTATATTGTGGTAAGTATGGATAAATCTTTGATTGTAAAATACCTTCTTGCTTTGCAATGATAGGGATAAGTTTTACTATCATATCTTTATAAAGTGGGTCACGATTAGCAAAATAAGTCATAATTCTTTTAAACTCATCTTTTTCTTCTTGAGGTACTCTTTTATCAACCATTCCATAAGCTATTTGTTGGAGAAATCTTCTTAGTTCATCAAATTCTTGTCTCTCATAAGCTTCAATGATTTCAATTGGTGTACCTATTGGATAGGAAGTTTCTTTTACTATTTCAACTTTATTATTATTTTGTTTTAATTCTTTAAATTTCTTCTTAATAAGCTTGTCATATTCAAACCAACCAATTTTTCTACCTAGCTCATCTTCTAACTCTTTTTTCATTTTTTTATGCTTGAATAACATATAAATAATCCATAAGAGTAGTAATATTGATAATACTTCCATTTTAACTCCTAACTAATAATTGAAGTTATTATAACAAAAAAATATTATTTCCTAATTCTCAAACTCTAAACTTGTACTCCATCCACCACTTTTACTAAAACTATGTCTAACTTGTGTGATGTTATATTCATAATCATCTTCTCCTATATTTAAAAGCTTCAAAATACCACCTGCATATATAACTTCACCTTCACAAGTAAGACTTCCTGATACCTTTCCTTGATTAGCTTTTTCAAGTTTAGCTTTAGCCTTTGCTCTAGCCTCAGCTTCACTTGTAAAATTTCCTTTATAAATTAGTATTGGTTCTGCTGCATCTTTTGGAATAAATATCTCTTTTCTTTCATTCTCTTTTGTATCATGATATGAAACTTTTACACTGTTATAATGAGTTTTTTGACTATGAGTAATAAGTACTTCATCTTGACACTTTTTTACATCAATCTCATATCTTGGTAAAAGTTCATTTTTCTTATCATCTTTTACCTTTTTCACAAAATAAATAGTTTCATTTTTTAAGTTAAAAATTGCATTATATTCATCTGCCAATCTATTTAAAAAGCTCATATCTGATTCATTTGTTTGAGCTACACTTTTAATATATAGATCGTCAAAATCGCACTTAACTTTTAAATCATATTTAGCAGCTATTTGTTTTACAATATCTATTATTTTTACATTCTCAAAAGTTCTATTTCTTTTAACTTTGAAGTTACTTTTAAAATCAACACCTGTTGCAGTTATTTGAAGCCTTTTTAAACTTTTTTTTGTTTCAGTTACTTTAAAAACTCCAATTAGTTTTAGTGTTTCATAACCTAAATAGACTTTGATTTCATCACTTGAAGTAGGTCTTTTATATTGTCCTAAAACTTCAAGGTCTAACTGATCAGAGTTATTGTTTGCATAATCTGTAATAGTTAAATTTGATAAATCTTTTAATAAAGTTTGCGTTTTATCTGTACCATTAACAACTATTTTAAATAAAGGTACTCTTACCATAATTCATCCTCTACTTTGATTTTCTTTTCAATTACAGGAAGAATTACAATATCATTTTCATCTAAATACAGTTTATTTTTTAGGCTACTATTTAACTCTAATACTTCTTTAAAATTATCCAAAGTACCTAATTTTTCTTGAACAATTTTGTCCAATCTATCACCTTGTTTAGCTGTAACTTTTATTGTCATATTCCACCTACTTTTACAAGATCAATTGAGTATGATTGTTTTAAGAAACTTCCATCTTTCAAAAATAGATTCTTTGTTTTTTTAATTGAAAAAATCAAAATCGTATAAGCTTCTCCAGTTGAAAAAGCAATTGTTAATGGTTCTTTTTTAGCTGCAAGCTTTTCAAAGTCATCTAAAGCTCTCATACTTTTTACAATTAAGACTCCACTTATTGAATCTTTTTGTTCTGACTTACCAACACTTTGATAGGTATCATAATCACCTATTCTTGAAAATGTCACAAATGGATATTCAATAGTTGTTGTAAAAGTATCATAAGAAGTTTTAGAAATATCAAACTCAAAATCACCTATTAAACATAACATTAAAATTCCTTATCACTTAAAGATGTAGTATTAGTTTTTAATCCTGCCGCTACACCTTTTTCAACATCAGCTGTACTACTTGGATTATTTATCTCTATTTTTTGAATAGTTATATATTGTGTGTTATTTATATTTCTACCATTCAAATTATCTAGTTTAACTGGCTCAACTGTTTTTATTGGTTCTACTGTTTGTAAAGTAGCTGTATCTTTTGTTTTTATAGTATCCACAGGTTTAATTGGTTCTACTGTTTTAACAGATTCAACTGTTTTTATTGGTTCTACTGTTTGTAAAGTAGCTGTATCTTTTGTTTTTATGGTATCCACAGGTTTAATTGGTTCTACTGCTTTAACAGATTCAACTGTTTGAATTGCAGCCGTTCCAAATCCAAAAAACGATTTTATTTCATTCCATAAAGGCTTCATAAATTCTATTTTTGATTTAAAGAAATTTATAAAATCATCAAGTGCTTGTTTTGGATTATTCCATATCTCACTCATAAAAGTTTTAATTGGCTCCCAATGAGTATAAATCAATCCTGCAGCAAGTGCAATTGCAGTTACTGTAAAAACTATGGGATTTGCTAAAAATAAAGAATTTAAAACTAATAAAGCTTTTCCAATATTTAAAAATCCAGCTATCACAAAACTTGCCATATATCCAACTGCACTAAATCCAATTGATAAAGCAACAGCTCCAACTACAACCATACCTATTACTTGACTTAAAACGGGGAACTTCGTTACAAAATCACCTACTTTATTTCCTATTTCCCTAACTGGAGTAATAACAGAGTTTAATGCAGGTAAAAGCAAAGTTCCAAAATTTATAGCTATTGATTTAACTGAATTTCCAAGAAGAGTTAAATTGTTTTTTGTTGTTTTACTTCTTGTTTCAAACTCTCTTTGCATACTTCCTAAATATTTTGTTCTATCAGCTGTATTTTCCAAAGCTTTTGTATAGTTATCTAATCCACCAACAAGTAATGCTATATCATCACTGTATTCAGCACCAAATAGGTCTGATAATACTCCCATTTGTTTTGATTTTGGAAGTTTTTCTAATGTTTTTAGAAAACTAATCAACCCACCTTGTGCATCTTTTTCTATTGATTTTTTTACATCTTTTGCACTCAATCCAATAGCATCTAATCCCTCTTGAAAAGACTTATTTTGTTTATCTGCTGTTTTAAGTTTTAGTAAAAGAGCATTTATTGAAGTTGCTGCAACTTCAGGTGGTTTACCTAAAGCTAAAAATGCACTACTTAACGCTGAAGTTTGAACAGTTGTTAATCCAAATACTTTGGCAGTTCCTCCTATTCTTCCTAAAACTTCTACTACTTCTCTTGCTTTTGAAGCTGAAGTATCTGATAGATGATTTATTGCATCTCCAAGTTCTACTACTTGATTTTGAGTTAAACCATAAACATTCATAAGTTTTGCGATACTATCTCCAGCTGATTCAGCACTCATATCAAAAGCTGTACTCATTTTTGCAACAGTTGTTGTGAACTCAAGTAAGTTTTCTTTTGCAATACCAAGCTGTCCACCACTTGCAGTTATTGTTGCAAGTTCTGTTGCACTTAAAGGGATAGTTTTAGACAAACTTAATAAACTCTTTTCAAAAAGTTTTGCTTCTCCCTCACTTGTAAAATTAACTACTTTTTTTACATCTGCCATTGCACTTTCAAAATCAATTGCAAATTTAAAAGGCATTGCAATAGTTCCACCAAGAGCAACTTTATCCATAACAGAGGATTTGAATTTATTTCTATACTCTTCAATAGCATTAAAACTTAGTTTTGTTTTTTCAAGTAGTGTCATATTATTTTTTAAAGTGGTGATTTTTGTATTTAACTTAGTTACTTCACTTGATGTAGCACCAAATTTATTAGCTAGTTGAAACTTTTGACTTTCAAGTTTTTTTAGTTTATTATCTAATAATGATGTACTATTTATGGCACTAGAAAAAGCACTTGCACCTTTAAACGCAGCACCTATAACTATTCCTAAACCTACTGTTTTCAACTATTTTTCCTTTAAGGTATTATTTGCTTCATTCGAGAAGTACAAAAAATCATCCAAATCCATCTCAAGCATATCTGCATAACTAAAGTTAAAACAATGACCTATTAAAGTCATTGCTTTTAAACAAGAGCTATACTCAATTACAACAAAAGTGCTTTTTGTAACTTCCCATAATCATTGATATCTAACTCATCAATCTCTTCAGGTGTTTTTTGAGTTAAATTACCAATCAGTGCAGTTTCTCTATCAATATCATTTTTAATACCTTGAACTAATTTCATATCTTTTACTTTTGCACGTCTTCCTTCAATAACTTCACCTGTACTTAACTCTACTTTTATTGTTCCACTCATCTTTTTCTCCTTATGCGATATTTGATCTAAGTTCTGCTAATAAATCTTTTCCATTTATTTTTGCAATCATATTTTTTGTGTCCAATTGAACAAACTGTTTTCCATCTACTTCTAACTCAAAATATTTAACTTTTACTTCTATTGTTTTTTTAACTTGCTCTTTAGCTTTCCAGCTTCCTAAGTCCAAATCAAAATCACCTTTTATTGTTGCAACTGCTGGAACTGCTTTACCGTCACTAAAAACAGAACCTTTTACTACAAAGTAAGCATTTTCTGCATTTGCCATTGCTTCAATCACATATTTTGAATATTGTTTTAATACAAATTTAGCCTCTAATTTTTGAAATGTTCCGTTTTTTACATCAATCTCAAAACCTCCTGCATTAAGTGTTTCTCGATTAAATTGAATCTTTGGTAATTCAAATTCATCAGATACACCTAAATGCCCTATTCCATTTGCAAAGATATTTATCTCTTGTATAAATTCTGGTGCTTTAATCTCAGCCATTTTCTACTCTCCTTGATTTAAATAGTTTATTAATACTTCAGAATAATCATCCACATAAACAAGCTCTATATTCAGCTCTTTATTAGATGGCATATCCTGAAACTCAACTGTTAGATAAAATTTACCTGCTGTTACAGTAGCTTTAGTGTTTTTCTTTGGGTCAAAATAGACATAAAACCCAATAGCAACACTATTTCCAATAAGTTCATTCATAAACTCCGTAATTGTTCTTTTAACCTCAAGCAACTGGTCAGCTTCCCTATCTCTAGCCCATTTACTAGCTTTGATAATTGCATCAAGTACTCTATAAAAAGTTCTTACTCTATCAAGAGCTTGCCAAATAGGATCTATATCTCTTGTCTCAAAACCATAAGTTCTCCATCCTTCATCTAAAAGAACTAAACAAGCACCCTCTTGTCTTAAACGTCTTGCTTCACAATCACTACCTTCAAGATATTCAATTTCTCTTGTAGTTCCTGCAGCTCCTAAAACTAATCTATTTGAATGAGACTTTGCCCAACCAAAAGACTCAGCATCAAATCTAGCTATTACTCCAGCAATTATTGCAGAGTTTGGAATTTGTAATCCATCAGCTTTTGTATATGCAGTTGTATGAAGCATACAACGACTACCAAAATTTTCCATATAAGCTTTAAATCCAGCTTCATCTTCACTAAAATCATCTGTAATACCTGTTGCCCAAAGTTTTGTGGCAATTGCATCTATTTTTGCACCAATTTCAACGTCTGCACTAAAAATAGGAGCGATGATTAATCCTAATCTTAAATTTATTCCTGTTGGATAACTTGATTTTGTAAGTTCACCAATGGCAGCTAAAACATCAATTTTTAATTGTGCTGCATCTTCATTTTCAGGAACTAAATAACAAACAATAGGACAATTAACTCCTTGTAAATAAATACCTGTAAGAGCTGCTTTTAAAGTACCTGTTGCAATATTAGAAGTTTTAATATAAGTTAAACCTTCCTCTGCATTATTGAACTTTTTAAAACCAACATCACCTGAGCTAACTGTTGCAACAATTCCAATAGGTGTTGAACTTTCAACAGTTACTGGTCTAGCTGCACTTGCACTAATAGAACCATTTATACCAAACAATAACTCCACTTTATTCTCCTTTTATTAAATTAAATTCCAACTGATATCTTCTAAAGCAGTACCTTCTAATTCAGCTTTATTAAACATTTCTCTTATTTTATCAATCCACTCATACTCAGCTTTGTATGTTTCATCTGTTCTAGGGTGATTTAACTGCCAAACTATCGAATATCTATTTATGATTATTTCTCCCGCTTTTGCTTTAATTGAAGATACTCTCTGCTCTTCAATTTCATAAACTGTTCTAAAATCTTTAACTATAAACTTCCCATCTTCATAACAGTTGGCATTTATAGTTATAGCATCCTGCCAGATTTTATCCTCAACACTAATAGAGCCAATAGGAATTGCATTATGAACATCATCAGAATACCAACCTAAAAGTTTTTTTGTATTATTTTCTAAATGTGCGTATTTCATTTTTATCCTTTCGTTAATAACCTATTGCTATCCATTCTTGTCCTTTTGATGTATTATTATCACTATTATAGACAGTAAAATAAGTAGTTGTTTTCTTTATAACCGACATAGATGGACCATATACATTCCCTGTGTTTGATTTTGGGGTACAAGTAGCAACGAAACATCGGTTTGGAAATGCTATATTAAAATTTATATTTAAGCTAGTTGAATCATTTACGCTAGTAGTACTAACTCCCCATTGTATTATCAATCCATTATCAAATTTTACGTATCCGTTATCTGCATTACTAGATGCCGTAATTTGATCTGGTAATGTTACATAATCATAAGCTCCAGACCCCTTATATAGATATAATGTATTACCACTAATTCTTAATGGGTCTGTAGCATGTAATGCTTGAGCTGAAGCCGTTGTAACAGCTCCTAGAGCAGCAACTACTTGCGCTGGAGTACTAGGTCTGATATAGTTATTACTAACTGTGTCGACTTGCGTCATTATAAAACCAATAGATGGATTAGTAGTGTCATACTCACTCTTAAATATTCTTGCATTAATATCGCCAGCTGAATCTCTTACAG